AGAGAGCCCCTGCCAAGTTTTCGGGGGCGACTGAAAAGTGGTGGTCGTGGCCGAGGCTGCTCGGTGCGCGCGTTGTCATCGCGAGTTCGAGCAGCCGGCGATGGGGAGGCCGCGCAAGTTCTGTTTTGAGTGCGCGCCGCCGAAGGGTGCTGAGAAGCCGAAGCCTCGGGTTCGCCGTATCGGGGGTGAGCCGTTCACGGTTGAGCATTTCCGTGGTTGGGCTGAGGGGCTGCGGGTTTCGTCGGGCGATCGGTTTGTGCTCGAGCCTTTCCAGGAGGCGTTCATCGCTGATGTGTTCGCGGGGTTCCGTGAGTGCTGGCTGATCGTGCCGGAGGGGAACGGGAAGACGACTTTGGTGGCGTTGTTGGCGCTGTACCACATTCGGTTTCGGCAGGAGGGCTGGGTGCCGGTTGCGGCTGCGACCCGGGATCAGGCTGGGCTGATTTACAGGCAGGCGTCGGGGTTCGTGACGCGCCGCGGGAATGAGGAGTTAGCGGCTCAGTTTCGGTGCCATCCGGGGTATCGGCGGATCTTTTGTGCGGAGACGCAGGCGTCGATCCAGATTTTCGCGGCTGATGTGCGTGGCGGCGACGGGATCATCCCGACGCTGGCGCTGATCGACGAGCCGCACCGGCACAAGAACCTGGAGTTGTACCGGACGTGGGCGGGCAAGCTGGATAAGGAGGACGGGGCGCAGTTGGCTGCGATCTCGACGGCGGGTGAGCCGGGCGGAGAGTTCGAGGAGTTGCGTGAGCAGTTTCGGCAGACGGCGCTGGAGACGGAGCGCGACGAGTGCTTCCTGCGCGCAGTGGGTGCCGGGTCGGTGCTGCACGAGTTCGCGGTGCCCGAGGACGGCGACTTCGAGGACTTGGAGTTGGTGAAGGCGGCGAACCCGTTTTCGGGGATCACGGTGGAGTCGTTGCGGCGGAAGCGGGAGCGGCCGTCGTGGAACCTTTCGCACTGGCGGCGCATGACGTGCAACCTTCCGACCAGGGCGGATGAGGCTGCGGTGACGGAGGCCGAGTGGGCGGCCGCGAGGTCTGACCGGGAGATCCCTGCCGGAGAGCCGGTGTGGGCTGGTCTCGACCTGGGCTGGAAGATGGACACGACGTCGCTGGTTCCGCTGTGGTGGGAGAGCTCGGAGTTCCGGCTGTTCGGCCCGGCGGTTGTGTTGGAGCCTCCGCGGAACGGGAACATGCTGCCGGTCTCGCTCGTGAAGCAGGCGGTCGCCGAACTGCACGAGCGCAACCCGATCATTGCGCTGGTGATGGACATGACGGACGGCGCGGACGTGGCGCAGTGGGCGTCCGACGAGCTAGGGCTGGACGTGGTCGACCGTCCGCAGGGCGTGACGTATCAGGTGGAGGATTACGCGGCGTTCATGGCTGGGTTGCGTACCGGGTCTCTGTTCCATTCCGGTGACGTCGGCCTGACGCGTCACGCGTTGAACGCTTCGGCCCGGCTGATGCCACGGGGCGATTCGGTGTTCGCCCGTCCGAAGGAGTCTCGGACGTCGCAGTTCCAGGTGTCCCGGGTGATCGACGCTCTGGTGGCCGGGGCGATGGCTCACGGGACGGCGGTTCAGGTGATGGGCGAGGAGCCGCAGGTGCCGTTGGTGGCGTTCGCATGAACCTGCGCCCGTGGAAGCGTTCGTCGGTGGCGCTCGAGGAACGCGACGTGAACCCGTTGGCGTTCGACGACTGGCTCTCGTACTTCAGCTACGGCGGGCTCGCCTACCTGTTCGGGTTTCAGCAGACGTTGCGGGGCGACAAGGAGGAGATCGGCGGCGACTTCTCCGGGCTGGTGCGCGGGGCGTACAAGTCGAACGGTGTCGTGTTCGCGTGCATGCTGGTGCGGCAGCTTCTGTTTAGCGAGGCGCGGTTCCAGTTCCGGCAGCGCAGGAACGGCAGGCCCGGTGACCTGTTCGGGTCGGCGGCGCTTGACGTGCTCGAGCGTCCTGGCGGGCGTTCTCAGCCGAAGTTGGCGACCGGGGACATGCTTTCCCGTGCGTGCCAGGACGCGGATCTGGCCGGCAACTGGTTTGGCCGCCGTGTGGGTGACCGTGTGGTGAGGTTGCGCCCGGATTGGGTGACGATCGTGATGGGCTCGCTGGAGCTGGGGGAGAATCCGGCGGCGGCGGCGGACGCCGAGGTGATCGGCTACCTCTACCATCCCGGCGGCTTGCACTCGGGGATTGACCCGTTGCCGTTGGCGCCGAACGAGGTGGCGCATTTCGCGCCGATCCCTGACCCGGAGCTTCACTTTCGCGGCATGTCGTGGCTGACTCCGATCATCACGGAGCTCGCTGCGGACAAGTCGGCGACGGCTCACAAGCTCAAGTTTTTCGAGAACGGCGCGACCGTGAACCTGGCGGTGTCGTTGGATCCGACGGTGCGCGAGGAGCAGTTCAAGCAGTGGGTGGCGCTGTTCAAGGCGCAGCACGAAGGGTTCGACAACGCGTACAAAACGGTGTTCCTTGGCGGTGGCGCGGACATCAAGGCGATCGGCGCCGACTTCAAGCAGATCGAGTTCAAGCAGACGCAGGGCGCGGGCGAGACCCGGATCGCGGCGGCTGCCGGTGTGCCCCCCGTGATCGTCGGCCTGTCCGAAGGGTTGGACGCGGCGACGTACTCGAACTACGCGCAGGCGCGGCGCAGGTTCGCGGACGGCACGATGCGCCCGCTGTGGCGCATGATGTGCGGCTCGCTGTCGTCGATCGTGCCTGTCCCGGGCGGCGCCGAGCTCTGGTATGACGACCGTGACATTCCGTTCCTGCAGGAGGACGAACGCGACGACGCCGAGATCGTCGGGGTGCAGGCCCAGTCGATCCGCACGCTGACCGACGGCGGCTACGAGCCCGACTCGGTGATCGCCGCTGTCAGCGCCGGCGACCTGTCGTTGCTCGTGCATACCGGACTGACGAGCGTTCAGCTTCTGCCGCCCGGAACCGTTGCGTCAAACGGCAACGGGAACGGCTCCGAGCCCGCTAAGGCGCTCACACCTTGACCCGCACACTCTCCGCACGAGCCTCGCGACGCGGGGCCGCTTACGCACGCCCGGAAGGAAGGTGACGGCCCCATGACGGACAACGCCCAGCCACCGAAGGACAACCTGTTCCGCGTCACGAACCCCGGCGGGTTCGAGCTCCGCGAGGGCGACGAAGGAGAGCTGCCGACGATGCGCGGCCACTTCGCCGTCTTCAACGAGTGGACGGAGATCAACAGCATGTTCGAGGGACGGTTCCTCGAGCGGATCGCTCCGGGCGCGTTCACGAAGACGCTGAACGAGAACCGAGACAGGATCAAGGTGCTTTTCCAGCACGGCAAGGATCCGCAGGTAGGCGAGAAGGTGCTAGGCGAACTCGCCGATGTCGGTGAGGACGACCGCGGCGGCTTCTACGAGGTACCGCTGTTCGACACGTCCTATAACCGTGACCTGCTGCCCGGCTTGAAGGCCGGGTCGTACGGGTCGTCGTTCCGGTTCCGGGTCGTCAAGGAGGACTTCGACAAGAGGCCGGAGCGTTCCGAGCACAACCCTGACGCGCTGCCGGAGCGAACTGTGGTGGAGGCGTCTGTCGCCGAGTTCGGGCCGGTCACGTTCCCCGCCTACGCGGGCGCCACCGTTGGTGTCAGGTCGGCAACCGATGACTTCCTGCTGGCCGCGGCACGCGAGTTCCTGGACGAGGCAGAGACGCGAGGCGAAAACGGGGGCGATGAGCCGCCAGAAGATGACAATCGGGAAGCCGACGCACTCGAGGCCGACGGAGCCGGCGTAGACCACTCCGACGAAACAAGCCGCGTCACTTCCAGCGCAACGACCGGCAACGCGGCGAGCGTGACGATCACGTCCGCGAGCAACGCAGCCGGTTCCACGTTCACCGTCAGCACCGAGAAGGAGCAAGACATGCAGACAGTCAGGGAGATGATCGACCGCGAAAGCGAGATCACCGCCCGCCTCCAGGCCATGACCGCCGAACACGCAGGCCGTCTACCCGCCGAACTCCAGGAGGAATGGGACAGGCTCAAGGACGAACTGCTCGAGCTCAGGGCCGACATCAGGGCCGACCGGGAGCGAAAGCAGTTCATCCGCGAGATGGGCGACAACCAGGCCGCCATCGAAACCGAACCGAAGACCTACCAGCCCAGCGTGATCCCGAAGCAGACGAAGCTGCCGCGGAACGTTCACGCCGTCGAGGAGTACCGGCTGATGGCGTCCAGCTTCGACGAGCTGCCGGGCCTGTACCGGGAAGGCGCCGTCCGCGTCCTCGAGGACACCACGTTCGCCGACCCCGACGTCGACCAGGCCGACGCGAAACAGCACGTCGAAAGGCTGCTGAAGACCGTCGACTCCGAACGCGGCGAGCTCGCCAAGCGCATGCTCGTCACCGGCAGCCCCACCTACCACCGCGCGTTCGGCAAGTTCATCGCCGGCAGGCCGCGCACCCACGAGGAGGAGATGGTTCTCCAGATGGGCGACGAGCGCGCCCTGTCGGAGACGACCACGGCCGGCGGCTTCGCCGTCCCGTTCCAACTCGACCCGACCGTGATCGCAACCTCGAACGGTGTCGTCAACCCGCTCCGCGCGATCTCCCGAGTCGAGACCATCACCACGAACGAATGGCGAGGCGTCAGCTCCGCCGGCGTCACCGCCTCCTACGCCGCGGAGGCCACCGAGGCGTCCGACAACGCGCCCGTCCTCGCGCAGCCGGTGTGTTTCCCGGAGCGGGCGCAGGCGTTCATCCCGTTCAGCCGCGAAATCGGCGGCGACTGGGGCTCGCTCCAGACCGAGATGAGCACCATGTTCCGTGACGCCAAGGACACGCTCGAGGCCACCAAGTTCCTGACCGGCCTCGGCCACACCTCGACGGAGCCGCAGGGACTGCTCGTCGGCGGCACCGCGATCGTGACCACGGCCGGCACCGCGGCAATCGCGGTCGCCGACCTGTACTCGCTCGAGGAGGCGCTGCCGCCGAGGTTCCGGCCGCTCGCCAGGTTCATGGGCTCGAAGTTCGTGTTCAACAAGGTGAGGCAGTTCGACACCGGCGGCGGCGCGTCGCTGTGGGTCAGGCTGGACTCGGCCACCCCGCCCGAGCTGATCGGGTACCCGGCCCACGAACTGTCGACGATGACGGCCGCGCTGACCACGGCCGGCTCCGTTCTGATCATCGGCGACTTCCGGCACTTCCTGATCCTCGACCGGGTCGGCATGAGCGTCGACCTGATCCCGCACCTGTTCGGGACGGCCAACAACCGGCCGACCGGCCAGTCCGGGCTGTACGCGTTCTGGCGGAACTCGAGCCAGGTGCTCGCCTGGCAGGCGTTCAGGACGCTGAAGACGCTGTAGTTCACCACCACGACGGCGCGGCATGGGGGCGTCCTTCGGGGCGCCCCCGTCCGTGAGAAGGGAGAACGCACCGATGGCAGTCGAGAAGTTGGAGGTGGCGGAGGTTTATGAGGCGATTGACTCCGGCACCTGCGAGCTCGCGGATGGTTCGCAGCACGTGATCATCAAGGAACGGACGCGCCTGCATCGTGATCATCCGGTCAGGTTGGCGCAGCCGCACATGTTTAAGCCGTTGGCGATCGACGTCGGTGTGGAGTCGGCGACGTCGGCGCCGGGTGAGAAGCGCGGGAGCAAGAGCAAGTGACCATCCTTCGCGACGAGAAGGGCCGTTTCAATAGAGGCTCGCTGCGCCACGACCTTCCGGTGCTGAGCCGCTACGCGGTTGACCCTGAGACAGGCTGTTGGCTGTGGCTCGGGAACATCAACCAGGGCTACGGTCGGTGCAAGATCGCCAATCGCACGACGGTGGCTCACCGAGTGTTCTATGAGCACCACGTCGGGCCGATTCCGCCAGGCACGGAACTCGACCATCTCTGTCGTATGCGTTCCTGTGTCAACCCGGCGCATCTCGAGGCAGTGACAAGGGCGGAGAACGTGAGGCGTGGCGCGGCGACCAAGCTGACCGCCGAGCAGGTTCGCGAGATCCGCGTCGAGATGGAGCGGCTCTGTGAGAAGTACGGCGTCAAACCCCGCACCTTGGCCGTCATCGCCGAGGGTTCCGTCTGGAAAGGGGTGTAGGTCATCAAGATTTTGTGGTCGAGCAACGCGCCATGGTCTAGCTCTGGGTACGGCCAGCAGACGGCTCTGTTCGTGCCGCGCATCAAGGAGCTCGGCCATGACGTAGCGATCGCGGCGAACTGGGGTTTACAGGGTGCCGGACTGGAGTGGCACGGGCTGCGGGTGTACCCGAGCGACGAGAAGTGGGGGAACGAGGCGCTCGTCGAGTACGCGGCCCATCACGCGGGCGGCAACCCGGCCGACTGTCACCTGATCACGCTGTGCGACGTGTACGTGATGCTCCCGGAGCGGATCGCGCTGATGGCGCCGACGTGTTGGACGCCGGTCGATCATGATCCGGTTCCGCCGAAGGTCGTGAGGATGTTGCGCGAGTCGGGGGCGCGGCCGGTCGCGATGAGCAGGTTCGGGCAGGCCCAGTTGCAGGACGCTGGCCTGGACGCGATGTATGTGCCGCACGCTGTGGACACGTCGGTGTTCGCGCCGCACACGGATAGGGCGGCGGTGCGTGAGGCGATGGGGGTGCCGGACGACGCGTTCGTCGTCGGGATGGTGGCTGCGAACACGGGGAACACGCCGCCACGCAAGTCGTTCCCGCAGGTCTTCAAGGCGTTCGCGGAGCTGCACCGTAAGCACCCGGACAGCATCCTTTTCCTGCACACCGAGGTTACGGGCCGAAACATGGGCCTGGACATGCTCCGGCTCGCTGAGGCGTGCGGGATCCCCTCGGAAGCGGTCGGCTCGAGCGACCAGCTGCTGATGCGGCTCGGCTTCATCGAGCCGGAACGGATGGCGCTTCTGTACGCGACGATGGACGTGCTCGCGAACCCGGCGATGGGTGAGGGGTTCGGTGTCCCGATCGTGGAGGCGCAGGCTTGCGGGGTGCCGGTGATCGTGTCGGATCATTCGGCGATGCCTGAGCTGTGCGGTGCCGGCTGGAAGGTGGGTGGCGATCCGGCGTGGAATGAGTCGCAGGCGTCCTGGTTCATCTCCCCGTCGGTCGGTGAGGTGACGGACGCGCTGCTGGCCGCCTATGACGAGGCGGCCGGGCTGCGGTTGCAGGCTGAGGCGTTCGCTCAGGACTACGACGCTGACAGCGTGTTGCACCGCTACTGGGTGCCGGTGCTCGACATGATGGAGACGCCGCGCGAGGTCGGGCCGATCGTGAAGCCGAACCGGGCTGCGCGCCGGGCGAAGGCGAAGCAGAAGGTGCCGGCGTGACCATCACCGTTGTGACGCCGTGGACGGACTGCCTCGATCTGCACGACGACTACATGGGCGCTATCGCGGCCGGGCTGCCGGACGAGCTGATCGTGGTCGATAACGCGAGCGACCCGCGACTCGACTTCGGCACCATCCGTCTCGAGGACAACCTCGGGTTCGCGAAAGGCTCGAACGTCGGGCTGAACGCGGCCACGACGGACGTCGTCCTGTTCCTGAACAACGACGTCGCCGTTCTGTCGGACGACTGGCTTGACCGGATTCGCGTGGCGGTCGAGCCTGGGGTGCTGGCCGGCCCGTTGCGTTTCGACCGCCACAGCGAGGCCGCGGGCCGCCAGCTCCCGTACATCGACGGCTGGTGCCTCGCCGGCATGCGCGACGACCTGCTCGACCTCGGCGGCTTCAACGAGGAGTACGACGAGCCCGCCTACTACAGCGACAACGACCTGTGTTTGCGCGCCCGCCTCGCCGGCATGACGTTGCGTGACGTGCGGCCGGGCCTGTTCCACAAGCGTGACCTGAACCTGACAGACGTGGGTGCGAGGGCGAGGGCGGCTACGGACGCGAACCGTGAGCGGTTCCGCGAGTTCGCCGCACGGGAGCTCGTCGCGTGAGCGTCGCTGTCGAGCAGAGGGCCGGGTATGGGCCGGAGACGCCTGTCCCGATCTTCCAGTGGGAGGCCGAGTTCTCGGCGCTTCTCCACCTGTACCGGGAACGCCAGCCGAGCAAGGTGCTCGAGGTGGGCACCTACCACGGTGGCACCCTGTACCACTGGCTCCAAAACGCCAGGTCGGGCGCGACCGTTGTCTCGGTAGACAGCTACCAGGCAGGGGTTGACAACCGGCACCTTTACGACTCCTGGAAGCCGTACGGCATCGCCTTGCGCGTCATCGAGGGCGACAGTCGCGAAGACCACATCGTCGACGCCGTCCAGTTCTGCGGCCCCTACGACTGGGTCTTTGTCGACGCCGGCCATTATCTGCATGAGGTCACAAGCGACTGGGAGAACTACGGGTCGATGTGCGTGCCCGGTGGCGTCGTCGTCTTCCACGACATCCTGCCGCCGTCCTCCGACCATCCCGAGATTGAGGTGGAGCGGCTGTGGCGCGAGATCCAGAGGCAGGGGTTCCTGACACGAGAGATCGTCCATGACGTGAACGCCTCGTGGGGCGGGATAGGTATCTGTTACATCGAGGGTGGATCGTGAATCTTGACGCGCTAGTGATTGGCGATCCGGATGAGTGCTGGCCGTGGACTGGGCAACGCGATAGGTACGGGCACGGCAAGGCGCGGCCGGGGCTTAGTCGCGATCACATGGGAGTGCATCGGTTCGTCTTCGAGTTG